CCCGGGCATTGGCAAAATATTTGGAACTGGCCACCATCGCATATTCCACCAGCTCTTTGTATTTCCCCTTCGCCCGCTCATAAACCGCGCCGACATCCTCCCCGGCTTTGGCCAGATCCGCCTCCGATGCCGCCAGCCGGATAATAGCCTTCTGATAATAATCCACCGACTCCATTGCACTGGTGAACAGGTGCGCCGATCCCCGCACCGTCCCATACAAGGCGATCAGCTTGGCCTGGGCCATTGCTACCCCACGGCTCAGCCGATCATAATCCACACTGGCCTGCTGGGATTGTTTGCCACTGGCCGCCACTTCCCGGCCAGTCTGCTGGGCCGTGCCGGCCAGTTTTTTCAATTCTCCCGAGACCTGGGAAATCTTGATCGACCCTTGATCATCGACGGTCAGGGTAATTTTCAGTTCATTAGCCATTAGTCTTCACTTTCTTGGCATTTTTTCGGGCGATATCATGAATCAATGCTAAATTTTCAAGCATCCTTTTCGGATTTTTTACCTGGTACCAAGCCATTATTTTCCACACATCAATATTGAAATCTTGACAGAATTGATTGCATATCATCTTATAAATTTCCCAGACCAGGAAATTGCCGGGACGCAAGGCGGAACGGTGACATTGATCACAGGGAGGGCGTATGCCGAATAATTCTTCTTCTTTCCTGCATCTCTCACAGGTGCGGGAATAAGGATCGGTATAATATTCGGCATACTCAATCAGTTTTTTCGATCAGCTTCCTCCTTGTGCTCTACTTTCTGTTGCCGCCGTCGCACCACTTCGTTGAGCCACCGCAGGAAAACGCCGCTCTTGGTCAATAAATACGTCAGATTGTCCTCATCATAGGCCATTTCACTATTCTCTGGAGTGCCCTGGCCTTCAATATTTAATTCATAGTCCGGGAACAGTTTGGCTAATCCCGCGACGGTTAAACCTCGCCAATCCGCCACCGCATATTTCAGTACACTATGATGATAGTCAGCCCAGCTCTCTTTATGCAGTTTTACCTGGTCATCCGGTAAGGCCCGCATAATCAGGCGGGTATCCTGAAGAATATCGGGCAGCCGCACTAGCACTTCAAACCCGGGAATTTCCGGAACCTTTTCCCATTGCGCCTCGGTCGGATCTTTTATCAAATCGGCAATTCTCATTGGCTATACCTCAAGTCAAAGTAATGCTGAATTCATCATCCCCGGTATTCATCGCCAACAACGCGGTAATCGGATAAGTATAGATCTTGGCCCGCTCATCTACCCTGACTTCATGCAATCGGGTTTTAGGGGCAGACAGGGCGATAATATTCCCTGCCGTAGCTCCCAGAGTGGCCGCCATTGCTATACCGGCATTAGTTCGCCACATGGAAAAAAAGTCCTTGGTGGCTACGGTTACCGCTTCTGGATCAAAGGTCGCCGTGGGATTGCGGTCGCTGATAAATACGCTCGAATAACCGCATGCCGTATTAACCGAAGGCCGCAAAGTAAGCTCATTGTTCATGTTGACTTCCAGCCGCTCAATCAAGGCCCCATAGCTATCGATCACAAAAGAGGCCTCCAGGAAAACCGGCGGCAACGTGGCATTGTAAGAAGCTGACACCAGGTCATCATCTTCCACTTCACTGTCGATCCCGGTGAACTCGAAATTTAATAGACCCGGTTTACCGCCTTCCAGCGTCAGTCGGACATTGCCTCTAGCTCCCCATATCCTCTTAACTACGCCGTCCATACGTAGTTCCAGGGTCAGGGAATCAATATCTTCGGAGGCTGGACTATAAGTCACACTGGTGCCGGTGCTGATAGATTCGGCAAAGCCGCAGGCCTTCAGCAGTTTGCCCCAGGGCGGCGCTACCCCGGCCGTGCCGCTGCCATGTAATTCACATTGGAAATTCATACGCGCCGATCGACGGCCGGCCAAAGTAATCAATTTCGACAAAGTCTCACGCCGCGGATTACGCTCATGCATCTCGACTGTCGGCTCAAAACCACTGTCGAAGATCAATAACGCATCAGCCGTACCCGGCGTCTCCGCGGTGCCTTCATTAGTCTCGGCCTTGGCCAATAGTTGCGTTTTTCTGACCAACATCGGCATGGTTGTTCTCCTCTATTTCCTGTTCTTTCCTGATTTCTTTAGGTTCTTTCTCGTCCACATAAGTGGTGATCCCCCGCCTGGTATGGAAAACCAATCTATCTTCACTCATCCATCGACCTCTCTTCCACCAATAGGCTGATCTCAGCCACGTGGCATAATACAGATCCAAACATTCGGGCCTCCACATTCTCCACCTGAGGCGGCCCCGATAATAGACAATTGCCTCCCAGGTTAGGATCATGACGGAACTTGGCGCACACCGCCTCTACCAAATCCTGAAAGGTTTTCTCACTCCCGGCGCTGTCATCCAGGCTGTAAATGCCGGTGATCTCAAAAACATGCCGCCGCCGCACCACGGGCCTGGCTTCCCACTCTTCCGAGGTGCTGCGTCGGGTGATCGACCAGCCGTTGAGCTTGCTGCTACTCTGATAAAGCCTCAATAAATCCTTCCAGTTGCTGGCCCAGCGCTCGTAGTCATGCACCACCCCGATGCCGGCTATGGTATTTAGCTGCGTCTCAATATAATCCCGAATCGTGCTGTAACTCATGATAGCTCTTTCACTATCCGGTCAATCACCCGCTCCCATAATCTCCACATCGGCGATCCTGACCCCTGCAAATCCCCAACTGTCTTCTCTACAAACCGCCGCGGCCTGGTCCCCGGATGCCGCACCCTTTTCGCAAATACCGTCTTCCCGCTCCCCAACCGCTCCGCCCAGGTGGTGCGGCCCGGCCCGCCGCCCGGAATAAAGGCCAACGCCTTCTTTCTTCTCGGCCGGATCTCATGCGCTCGGCTGCCCTTCTCCACGATCTCCCCATAAGGCACCGGGTTGAAAACTTCTGCTCGAAACGGCACGCCCGGACTCAATCGCTTATCCCAGCCCCGCCACAGTGTTCCGCTTTCCCCCAACGGCGTTGCCTGCACCACCTTGGTCAGGGCCAGTTCGGTGGCCTCCACCCCGCCCCGGATCACTTCCTGCCGATAAATCCCCGCGGCCCGGTTGCCTGCCGTCAATAAAATCCCTCTCGCCTCTATCTCTGTCCGGATACTAATCATCTTTAGCGCCTTTGCGCTTTTGCGCCTTTGCGTGAGATTCTTTTTGCCTCTCACCAAGACGCCGAGACGCCAAGAATTTTAACGATACCTCTTTGGATGCGTCAGACGATCCCCCTGCCACCCCGCCAGGCTGTCCCAATCGCCGATTACCGAGGCCGCGACCGGCGGCCGTTCGTCTCCGGCAGTAATATGCTTATGATATAAATTCTCCAATTCTTTTCCCCGTTTGGCATATTCCCCCGACTTGGAGATATGCTGCACGCTGTCCGCGCCGATCGCCGACTCTAAACTCTGCGCATATTTCCGACTCAGCGCATAGCAACCCAACGCCCCCGCCAAATTGATCACCGCATCCTGATCGCTGGCCGGAATCGTGCTGGTGGCCGCATCCACTATATGCAAGGCCGTATGCTTCAGATTAATGGTTTCCGCCGCTGTCGGTTCATAATTTAAAAACCTCAGCGTCTTGCCGCTCGTCCCCTGATAGATCAACCATTCACTCTCATCTACATAAGTCGGGATCTGATTGCCGGCCGGATATTCCACCCCCAGAGCCACCGAAAATCCAGCCATCCAGTCGTCCGGCAAATCATATTCATAAGTCCCGGCCCCGGTGATCGCCGATACTATCACTCGCGGCCGGTCACTGGAATATATCAGCACCGCCTCGGAGATAAACGCATCCCGCTCCGTGGTGGAAAGGTGCTCTGCATCATCTTGGAGCACCTGGCTAAGTTTGGTCTGAAAATCGTCTAAGATTGCCATTATTCAAAGATAAAAGATATCATTGTATTTGCCGTAATTTCATCGCCCTTGACATAAGGAAAGCACCGCACTCCTGGAAAATCAATTTCCTGATTGAATCCGAAATCATCTTTGACTTTTAACAAAATCGGTCCCTCCGCGCTTTTTTCCCTGATTATCAAAGTCTCGCCTGTGCTTACTGGATAAAAATTTATTTTTCGCAGCCGCAGGCCGGTATTCTCCACTCCCAGTTCTGTAGCCAAATCCAGGGCCGAACTGCCGTCAAATACCACACTGACCACATGACCGCTCTTGGTTATTGTATTGCTCATGATTTCTGATCCTTCTTTGCCGCTTGGCGTCTTGGCATCTTGGCGAGAGGTTTTTTCTTAGTCAAAATCTTCACCGCGGTCTCGACAATCTTCTCCTCCGGCAGGGTGCAGGTGCAATGAAATCCCTGCGCCCGGTAGGGATCTACCGGATGCGGATGCCGGCATTCCTTCTCAAAGGCCCGCGCCAGGGCCCGGCGCTCCGGCTCCCAGATCTTCCTGAAATCCATAGGAATCAGATAACACGGATGGCAATCGCAGACCGGGCAGATCGGATAATGGTTTTTCCAATGCCCGCCCAGGTTCTCCGGCGCGCTGTGGCTGTAAAATACCATCTTGGGCGTCTCCCAGGCCCCGGCCGCGTTCACCAGGGCGCTCTCCGGTCCCACCACCAAATCAGCCACTTTGGTCATCATCAGGGTCGTCCGCAGATTCCATTTTCCGCCTACAGCCAACACTCGCTCATCTACGGGCATGGCGCTGCTCTGATAATAAAATCCCGAACAGATATAATGCCGGGAATTGGGCACTTGATTCAACACCTCTTTGAGATAGCGAAAGCCCCGCACAATCTGTTTGTTCCGGGTAGAGCCGTTCAAGTGCCAGAGCACTACCTTGTCGTCCCGCGTCTGCTTCTCCTCCTGAAACTTGGCCAATACCTCCAGTTCTTGATCCGACAGATAGATTTCCGGCCCAAATTTCTCTCCCGCCTCCAGCTTGAAACCCGCGGCCTGGACCGTGTCATCATAATAATTAATTCCGGCCGCCTTCTGCCGCCGCTCCTCTATGGTCGGTATCTCACCAAACTGTCCATCCGTCTTATGTAGATACTTCTTCTCCACCGTAAAGGCCAGGTTGATCACCAGGTCATATTTCTGTTCCAACCCTGTTATCCACTCCTCCCAGGCCAACGGTTCTTCCGGTTCGGGATAGTCGATAATCTCCCGCACATAGGGATTGTGCTTATAAACTGCCTTATTCTGCGGCCAGGCCGCCACATCCACCTCATAGCCTTCACCTTGCAAAAGCCTCGGGATCGGCGTGGTAAACAACAGATCGCCGATCCCTCGCCCCCCGCGCACAATCAAAGCCTGTTTCATGGCCGTCCCCTAATTCTCCCTTCCCTGATGGAAGAGGGGCGGGGTGAGGGAGATATTTTGGTCAGTTCACAATGCAGTTCGGTAAAATAATTTCCTACTTCGCCCCGGTCGATATTGGGCCGATCATGCCGCACACTCTCCAAAAATTCCAGCTCAAACAGTCCCGCACAGCCCCCGGTGTCAAAGCCCATATTATGATCCAGCAGATGGAAAAAACTCTCTGGCACGAAATACCTGACATGCGTCGGATCGGCCACCGCGGCCCGGCAGGGAAACTCCGGCACTTTAATAACCAGCGTCCCCCCGGGCTTCAACACCCGGTGAATCTCCCGCACCAGTGGCAAATAATTTTGCACGTGTTCAAATACATGACTGGCATACACCAGGTCGAATTCCTCCCGCCCGAAGGGCAGGGGATTCTCCAGATCTGAGGCTACGTCCACGCCGTCCCGCGGCTCCCGGTCCAGATTGATCCAGTGCACCGCCGCGGTGCTGGACATAACAGCATTACCACACCCCAAATTCAGCGCCTTAACCGCCATGCTTTAGCTTCCTTTTTTCCTCCCCCCCCGTTGGGGGGAGAAGGTTAGGGTGAGGTAGAATTACTGAAACTCATACCACATGGTACCATGGAAGGCCGGATAGGCCTTACCATTCCCCTGCTGGGCCACCTTGAGCACTAATACCTCGCCGGCCGTCACCTCATCATAGTCGGTATCCACGGTCATCGCCACCGGAGCCTCGCTCCCGGCGCTTACCCCTGTCGAACTAAACGCCAATGCCGCCACTTCGTCAGTGCCGGCTCCCGCCGTACCCAGATTGACGATGGAAAATTTGGGATAATTGGTCGCTGCTCCGGTCAAGGCCGCCTCAAATACCAGCTTGGCCCCTTTGACCCGCAAATCCTTGGGCGCCACAAAATATCCAAGAGTCTGATCAGTATTGGTCGCCCCCGAGGCCCCGGCCTCAAAATAATGCGAAATCACCAATCCCGGCGCATCTGCCCCTAGAAATTTACCCATTTTTATCCTCCCTTAGCTCACTACCCGACCCTGGAAGCCCCGATAATCCAGGACGCAATAACCCCAGATGTGCCGGATCTTGTAAGTGATCTTATCGGCGCTGAACATGCTGCCCACCGTCGGCTGATCCTGCACGAACAGCTCCGGCTCTTCCCGGCCCTGGAAGAAGCCGACTTCAATGGTCGGGCATTCCTTGGGATCGCAGACCACATACCAGTTGTTGGCGTCCGTCCAATAATCCACCACGATATAATCCATGCGCTCCCGGTTATGCAGGTTGGGCGCATCCGAAATTTCGGTGGTGGCCGCGCTGATCAGGGTATAGGCCCCCATGCACAGCTTAAAGGCCAGCTCTTCCAACTCATTGGGAATCAGCAGATACTTGGGCGTCAATCCCAGATATTCATAAGAATCCCCAAACGCCGTCTGCGTCCGCATCTTATAGCGGGCCTCGTTCAGGCCGGCATGGCTCAACGCCGTCGTGGCATAATTGCCATGCGTGTCATCCGATTTAAACAGATAATCAGTATCCCCGGTGATGGTCAGCGCCACCCCCTGGCCGCTGTTGGCGGTGAAGATATCGAAGATCGCCTTGTACAAGGTCCGCGCCGCGGCCCGGCCCAGCCGCACCGGAATCCGCCGGATCGACCCGACATCATCATTGGCGATCATCTCCATCGTCACCGTTTCCAATCCGCCGTATTTCCCGATCGCATAGGTTGCTTCTTCATCGCCCGGCGAGGTCAGTTCGGTATAAGTGCCCTGCGCCGCTACACTCGGCAACACACCGAAGCCGCCCAGCCGCAGCCGCCGGTTGGTCCGGAAATCACTGATCGCCGTGATGTCACTGACTATCTTCCGCCAATCCTGCAATGGCGCCACATTATACTCTTTGAGCATCTTCCGGGTAATTGAATCCCCCAGGATCTGCGCCCAGGAACTGGTAGTCAGGCCCTCGGTAAACCGCTCCAGGTTTTTGGCTTCCGCCAGCCGTCCGGTCAGGCTCACATCTCCAGTGATTTCCTCATAGGCCTTGCGGAAACTCCGAAAACGCGGCACCTTATCAATATCCTCAGCCTCGAAAAACCCATCCAGGGCCTTGATCACCTTGTCCTTCTCATTCATTCCGGCCCGCGCCGCACCCAGCCCGGCCACCTGGCCGCTTTCGGCAAATTTGGCCAGATAATCCCGCTCTTCGGCGATCACCTTGTCCAGGTCGGCCTCTTTAAAGATCGTGCCGCCAAACCACTTCTTGATCTTGGCCCGGGTGATCTCCGGCAGCTTGGACTCGGCCAGCTTGTCGGCCAGCATAGTCTTGCACTCAGCTTCGGCCAGCCGCCGCTCCACTTTGGCCGATAAATCTTCCCGATCTTTATCTTTTTCCTGGCCTTGGCCTTCCTTGAAAGTTTCTTTGTTCCCTTCCTTCTCTTGCTTCTCCGGCTGCTTCATCGCTTCCTGAAAGAGGGCCATGATTTCCTCTTCCTTCAAGTTGGCTTTATCCTTGCTCTCCAGCAGATCCGGCCGCTCAGCCTCGATAATCTTTAATAATTTGTCAATCATCTCCAATTCTCCTTCCTGTTGTCCCTCTCCCTGAATCAACCGAATCACCCGGCCCCCGGCGCTCGGATTAACCACCGGATCCACTGACTCAATCTTGGTTATGGCTTCGGCATAGCGCACCACCTGGCCGCCTTCCCGCCGCACTGTCGCCCGGCCGTCGCCGACAATCGAAAAGCCGATCAAATCCTTCTTGCCCCGCCGCCAGGCATCCCGCATCATGGTCGCCAGCCATCCGGCCGCCTCCGATATATGAAACCGGGCCCTGATCTCTTCTTCCTCAAACCGGGCCTGGTCATACCAGCCCACGATATTCCGGGTCGATACTCCCTTATCAGTCAGATGCTCCTCATCGCTCCGAGCCAACGCCCGCACGCCCTCAAATAGTGGCACTGCCTCTTTAAGCACCTCCGCCGGATAAATAGTGCCGCTCTTAGCCAGCCCGGCCCGGATCAACGCTACTTCCCATTCCCGGCCGTCTTCTCCGAAGGCCTCAATAATCCGCCCAAAGGAGGGATTTTTATTTCCTTCTTCTTCAGTGGCTGCCTCCCTTGCCACCCACTTTTCTCCCTCTTTCCGATACTTCTGCTTCACCGCGGCCCAGGCCGTCGCATGCGCTTTTTCCTCATCGCCCTTATACTGCTCAAAGGCCGCATTGAAAGCCTTTAAGTAAATCTCCTGGCCATGTTTTGGAAGGTGCTGCACTGCCTCCGGCAAGTCTTTTTTAGTCTGATACGGCATTTAAATTTCTCCCCAATCCTCATGCCAGGCCACCACCCGGCACTTGCAATTCACCACCTCACTGGCCGCGCCGTTCGGATCGCAGGGATACCTTAGCGGCCTGCGCCGTTTTCCGTTTTCTGTTTTCTGTTTTCCGTTTTCTGTTTTCTGTTTTCTGTTTTCTGTTTGAGGGAAAATATCATTTCACCCTTCGCAATGCCTGCCTGATCTCCTTCTGCGGAATTTCCTCCCCGGTCGCCCTTTCCGGATTCTCTGCCGGCTCTACATCCGGCCCCATCCCCGAGGCCACCGCACAGAACAGATTGGCCGCGTTGTCATGATCCACCCATCCCTGCTGCTGGGCAATCAATAACGCCTGCGCAGTCTGCAATAGCACCGTCCCCGCCCGCCCCAAATCTTTGCTGCTGATCTCCGGGAAGTGCAATCCGAAGGTCCGATCTATCTCCCTCGGCAAGACCCCCGCCAATATCGCCTGATCCAGCACAAATTCCAGAATCCCCCTCAACATAGCCTTGATGAATCTTTGACGCGCCGTCAGATGCTTGATCACCGGTTCGCCCATCTCCGCCGCCGTGGCCCGGGTAGTCTCGCCGCCCTCGGCAAAGAAATGCTCTGGGAAACCCGCGCCCCCCAAGATGTAATTTTTAATCATCCGGGAATCGTAGCTGGCATCATGGGCCTTCAGATCCGGCGCCACTGCCTCCCACTTCACCCGCTCATTATGGGCCCGAATACTCCCCGGCTTCGGCACCGGATGATCTCTAAGCCAGGTCTTGATCTGCTCCGCGGTCATACCCTCCAACGTCACATCCCAGATCCAGGCATTGCCGAACGCCGCCCGCTCCCCGCGATTGAACAGAAACTGATTGTATAAATCTAAGTAATCGGCCAGGGGCAGCAAATCGCTGCGCCCCCGACTGGCCGTCGTCACCGCATTGATCTTGAAATAAAAACATTCTCCGATCCGATAGCCATAAGTAGGACTGGTTGGTTTCTCATCCACCCTGATCACCGACAACCATTTATCCGCCTCGCCCGGCCCGGTTTTCACCTTGATCCGCCTGACCACTTCGGCATTCTCCGAGTCTTGTTCTATCTTCTCAATCAGACCCGGATCTAAATACCCCAACCGCACATGCCCATTGGCCTGATTGACAAATATCGGGTAGCACTGCTCCCCCCACAACCCCAACTCCAGCACCTTCTTGTCCAATTTCAAATCCATCTGGTTGATCGGATCATCCCAGAACTTTTCCAGCACCTCCTGTACCCGCTCATCCTTAGCCTCGAAACTCACCCCTTCGGCCACAATATAATCCCGCGGCAATTCGATGATTCGCTTGCCAAAGGGATCGGTTTCATACAGATAATAGGCAATCTTGAGCATCCGTTCATGGGTCAGGGGCGACAGATCCCGATCCGCGTTGCCGGTCAGCCGCCGCCAGTCGGACTCATCCGCGTCCACCCCGACCTGCTGCCCCGGCCACCACACGCCTTCCCGAAATCCCCGCCAGGCCGCCTTAATTCGCTTTCCTAATCCCGTCATCTCCCTTTGCCCCTTTGCGTCTTTGCGAGATTTTTTCTCATGCCAAGCCGCCAGGCCGCCAAGTCCTCGGCTTCCCGCTCCGATACGTCCTCAACCCCGGCTCCACCTGCACATCCGCCGCTTCCCAGGCATACACTTGTAGCAGCCTGACCGCCCCTTCAAGCGCGTCCGGCCCATCATCATTGACCGTCGGGCTGGGGAAAAAGATCAACTGTTCTATCAATAGATCCTGATCGCCCTGGCCCCGGCAGAATCTGATCTTTCCCTGCTCCACCAGCGGCGATAAGCCGGCGATCCGGGTTTCCTTGTTCAAGGTGTTGGTCAACCCCTTCAACGGCAAAATCACCTGGCGCTCCTGCCCGGCCCGTGTAAACTCTCGAATCAATAGCTTCTGGAAAACATTGTCCTCTACCCCGAAAATCAAAAACCCGTACTCCCGGTGCCGGGCAAAGGCCGCGGCAATCGTCTGGTCGATGCTGGCCCGTCGGATAAAGGCGTCCAGCACGTAAAACACCATCTCCCCGGGCTCCAACCCCACCACCAAAATCGCCTTGTAATCACTGCTGGCCCCACTCTCCACCGACGGATCAAAATAACCCACCTTCACCAAGTGCTTCCCGGCCAATTCCGAGGGATGATAAAACCTGAGCCATTCTTCCTGAAAACAGCCCTTCTCATCCTTCGGGTCATTCATCTTCTCCCGGTTGAAGGCCAGACTGCCCATCAATCGCTTCTGCTCCAAGAGCTTTTCGACCGGATGCTTGGCCGGCCATAAACTCGCGCCGTCCGCCTCGAGGGCCCGATAAATCCGCCGCGTCCAGTGCCGCCAGGGCTCCTCCTCCGAGTGAATCATGGTATAAAGGGCGCTCCGCCGCGCCAGGATGGTGCCGATGATAAACAGGTTTCCCTCGGAGTCGATCCCCGGATAGACCGTCCCTTTGATCCAGTCCAGCAGCTCCGCCACCCGCCGCGGATTCTTCACTGCCTGGTCGTTCTCCATATCGTCCAGCACCACCAGGTCGGGCCGCCATTGTTTGTGCTTCAATCCCCGCAGCCGCTGTCCCCGACCTCTGGCCTTGAGCCGCACATCGCTCAGGGTGACAAAATCGTCCACCGCCCAGTTGTCCTTGACCAACTCGCCGAAATCATCCTTGATCCGTTCGTTGTAGAGCAATTCCAAATAAATATAGCCGGTCAAATCACTGGCCAGGTCCTCGGTATCGCTGCCGATGATCACAAAATGCCGCAGCCCGTGACACACCTGGTGCAGCACATAGCCGAAACTGGTAATCGTGGTCTTGGCAAACTCCCGGGGCGCGGCCACCGCCACCGGCGTCAACACCTCCACTCTTTCCTTTAATTCCCTCACCCCTGGGGGGAGAGGGTTGGGGTGAGAGGAATCCCCCGGCCTCCTGTCCAACAACTCCACCAATTCATAATGAAACGGCGCAAATTCCGTCGAAAAATAATGCGGCAGATAAGTCCGGAAAAAATAAAACGGATCTTCCCGGCTGCGCCTCAGTCGTTGCCGCCGCGCTGCCTCATCCGATTCAAAAAACGGACTGACTTCCGTCTGCAAGCGCAGCAGAATCTCCGCCGCCTGCTTCCGAAATTCCGCCCGACTAAACTTCTTTTTCAGAGTTAATTGTTTGGCCATCTATATATTGCCCGCTGCCCCTACAGAAAACAGAAAACAGAAAACAGAAAACAGAAAACAGGCGACCCACTGCCCTTATTCAATCGCCTTAAACCAGGCCTGGATCCATTTACCCACCAATTCCCGCTCCTCCGGCCCGGTCTCCTTTCGCAGCCATTCCGTAAACCGCCGCATCACCTCCACCGCCGCGGCCAGA